ATCCTGAGTAGCCTTAAGCTGCTCGATTGCACCACTGACAAGGTGGAAATTACTGTCTCTAGCTTCGGCAGTAGCACGGTGAGCGCGTTCTTCCGCCTCATTGCCGCGCGTTGCCTCGCGGCTAGCACGTGCCTCTGCTGCCGCTCTTTCCGCCTTTTCAGTAGCAAGCTGCTGCTTGAGAGCTTCGATCCCGTCATCTACGGTCCCAGCCTCTCCGGCTTTAACAACTTCTACTGCGTCTTCTTCCGCAGCAGGATTTTCGGGAATCTCAATATCCAGATCATCATCTTCGGTATTCATATATAAGTCCTTATTACCAGATCATGTCGGGATGTGTAATGCGCCCTTCAATCGAAGTGTCCTTTAGCCGGCGGCACTGGACAGCCTCTTTCTTATCATTGCCACGGATCGACATGTTCCAGCCATCGGAGGCACGGAAGAACACCCAATCACCCACCTTGATGTCCGGCATTGACCAGTTGCCGTCGCTCTGGAACGCGCTCGGCCCCATCTTCACGACAAGGCCGCACTTCCCCTGATAGACATCCTCCTCCAAATGGCTGGAGGTTAGGATAATACCGCTCTTGGTCTTTTCGGGCCGCTTATAGATTGCTACCACAACATTGTTGTGGAACAACTCGATATCGGAAATATCGCCAAGCCGCTCAAACAATTCTTCGCGTGGGTCAACGGCAGAGTGGTCCATCAAAATATGTGGCAATTCATCAATCCTTAAATGTATCAGACCGTGCTATATTCATAAATTCAAGCGCTTTGGCAAGACCATCTATACATCCAACGCGGCGGCGGTAGTCAGCGTAATCCACCGCCGCGCCAGCAGCCAGTCCTTCACGTTCCCGCTCGACTTCATCGGCCAAAATCTTGCGAAGAATGTTCTCATACCGTTCAAGCATTATTTATCCTGAGGTCGACCATACCAACCTAGCTTTTCCTTGCGCCCTTCGCCGGAACCAGCGCCCGAATCCATCGGGTAACTTGCCCGGCCGCCCGACTTGCGCCCCATGGGTGGCGCCTGTGACGGCGGAGGGGGCGGCAGAGCGCCTCCGCCCATCGGGGGCGGGCTAGCAGAGGGCATGGGCACAGGAATGGGCGTAGCCCCACCCGGAGGCGGCCCCATCGGCGCAACACCCATGGGTGGCTGCTGTGCCCCGTCACCCTTAGCACCGATGATGATGTTGATATCGGTCTTGCCAGACTTTGTGCGACCGCCCGTGGCGCGCTGTTCTCTTGGGGCATGATGGCCAATCGGGCCACCCTTGGTATGGGCCTCTCGCCCGCCAGTCGGGCGCGTGCCCTGTAGTTCGCCGTTAAGGGCTGGCCCGCCCTTTTTCAGGAGTTTTTTGGCCATAAGGCTAATAGGACTGACTAGACCAAGGGCGAGATCGCCGCCCGTGCTACGCTTTGCCCGTCCGCCGTCCTTGCGCCCCGTCAGATCCTGCGCCTTCACCATTTTCTTGATGAGCGCACGGTCCTGCGGCTCATCAGGATGGCCTCCATTTTTCAGGCCAGCCGCCTGCGTCATGCGGCTTCCTGTGGATGGGCTGAAATTGAACCGCTGCGTCGGGACTTCGCCGCCATCTTCGCGCTTGGCGCGGCCACCCTTCTTAAACCCGCCGACATGCTTGGTGCCGTCGCGCTTCTCATTGGCTTCGCGCACGTCACGGTTGACATAATCGTCAATCAGGGCAGATCCGCCCGCCTTGCGCGGCTTCCTGCCAGCATGTTTCTTGGCTTCTGCGCCCTCGCTTGCCATAACCTTCCCGCCCTTGCGGAACTGGCGTCGCGAAATCGGACGCAGCCCCGTCTTGACGCCAGCCTTCAGATCCTCCTCTGGCCCATAGTCGGAGGCATCAACCTTGCCATTACCGCCATCGACAAGCTTACGCGCTTTTTCACGCATCTGGCGGCGGGCAGTACGTGCAAGTTCCGACATCGAGACAAACTCCAAAGGGCTTGAGAGATGTTAGCATATACAACTGCGTCTTGCCAACTAGTTGGCGCGTCGTGCTTTCGCCCTATCCCTCATTTTTTCAATGGGAGATTTTTCTGTTTTGATATTAAATTTCTTTTTCGTTTCTTTCATAGCCCATAGGGCTTTTTCCAATGAATATATCGAATCTAGAACGCACTCTTCTGGAAGTTCTTCAGAAATGCACATGTTGATATATTCATAAGTTCCCTTAATAAGCGCGCTTGTTGCAGTTAAAATTTTAATAATTTCTTCGTTATTTTCCATTTTTAATGACCTTTCTTCCATGCTTATTTTCCTTTTTCTGTAATCGTTTTTTCCAACGGACCAATAATGGGTCCGGCAATGCCCAGACCTTCAGGGTGAGATATAGCCTCGCTGATAACGTCCATCGCGGACTTGCGTTCTTCGCTTTCCCGGTCAAGATCGCGGTTGGCATCTTCGATATGGGATTGATGCTGTTCCAACCCTAGCTTCGCACGATCTGTTTCCGCGTCAAGGAGGCTCGCGTGGGCTTGCATGAGGGATGCCGGATCACTCCCATCCCCGGCACCCTCACCAGATTTAGGATCACCTCCTTTCGCGTCGAAGAACCCGCCCTTGATCTTGGCGGATGTTTCCTGAGCATCGGCCTGCGCCCGCAGCATATCGGCATCGGCCTTTTTGCCATCCGTCTGCGCCGCTGCCATATCCTTCATAACCTCTGGCGGCGGCGTCTGCGCTGCGCTAGCGGGCTTGAAGAACTGCTGTGGGTTGCTCCACCCCAAAGCCTGCAACGCAGCCGTATCGATCGCAACCGGATCGTATAACTCCGGGTTGCCTTGCTGAAGCTGTTTCAGGCCCATGATCTTCATCACACGCTGAGTATGGCTGGCCGTATTAGGGTCGGCCTGCGGTGTCAGGTCATAGTCCTGCAATGCCTTAATGAAGGTTGCCTCATCCCATTGGGTAGCCGGCTTGGAATTGCGCTCCCAGAAACTGCTTGGGTGCTCCTCGAACACCCCGCACAGCAAACGGAATTCTTCTGCTTGACTGGCGTGCATTCGCTTATGCACGGAATTCAGCACCTTCACAGCCTGATCGATCATCGCCAGCGTCGTGCCCACGGGGGCATCGGCACGACCTTCCCCGACCTGCAATTCAGACGTGCCGCCAATCCGCTGTCCCGTCTCCGCCATGTTCTCGACGAGCTGCATAAGCGGGGCCATCGCCTGTGCATTGTAGGGGAGTGGCATCACGGCCTGATTGATAGGCATCCCGTTTGTTTCGATCTGGGCGCCGCCACCTGGTGGCACCCGGAAAATACTGGTGTCCTGTCGGCTTGCTGTCTTCGACACCAAAAACCCAGGGAAATTGGCGTACATACCGCTGTCCAGAAGCTCACGCCATGCAGCTGTAATGGCATTGGTCGTGTTGCCGAGGATGTGCAGCAAGCCGATGTCGTAAAACCCAAACCCTGGAACGAAAGTGAATTTTACGAACCATTTGCGGGCAGTTGGAAGTTCCTTGCTCTCTTCGTCATAATTACGAACAATGGACAGAATTTGCTTGGATGATACATCGATCGTTACACGATATGGGACAGCGAGTCCGCTATCCTTGCCCTTATGCTTATGCTCGTACCCAGGAATATCCAGTTCGCAATAGCATTCGTAAATCTCACGATCGCGATCCGCCATCAGAGATCCGAGGCCGGTGGAAAGGCCCTGCTGAGCCTTGCTTTCATCCTTGACCGCATCTGATTGCGGCATGACAGGATCGCCAAGATCTATGTTACGGTACACGTCAAGGATCTGCATTCGCTTGACGACGCTGGGCCGCATCATGATTCTATGCGTAATGCGCTTGGCGTTAGCGAGGTCGGTTGCCTCATTATTGACGATCAAGTCGTTAGCATCAACCGTTTCGGACACTGGCCGAGAACGAAGCGGGCAATAATAAACCTTCTTGAAGGATGTTCCACCAAACCCCAGCATGAGCAACATGCGATCCGTATCAGGGTAATATTCGCTGGCGGTACTGGTCAAATAATGATTCAGATCGCGCTCCAGAGCATTTGCGACCTGATCTTCTGCAAGAGTAGCGTTGTTGTCATCGTTGCGAATCTTGACGGGGCCATCAGTAGGCAGCAGTTCGGAGCGTGCATTGGCTTGAAACCTCAACACGGCCTCAAGCAAAAGAGGGTGCCGCACCTTGGACATGCCCTCGACAGGCGCACCGTCTGCACCGCCCTGTAGGCCCGGCAGTTCCAGCTTGAGACCCAACAGCCTCATGCCCTGCGCCCGAGAATCCACCCAGTCCGTGCGGCTCTGGATGTCGTCTTCAATGCCACGGATCAAATCGCTAGCAATAGACCCAAGTTCATTATCCGGGATCTTCTCTGCGAGATTATCGAACCAGCCTTCCTTGCCGCCATTGTCATTGGCGCGTTCTAGCGGATCGTCCGTAATAGATACGGTAATGCTGCCATCTGGATGCCGCAGAGATATGACATTGCCATTCTCGTCCGTCTCAGGGCGATCAGGGTTGCCAGAGCCGTCATCTATTTCGATATCAAACGGATGCTGCGTGGCCATGGCTTCCCTTAAAAGGTCGGGTTACTTGTTATTGTTATCGTTATTTTGAAAGCGTCTTATCCGAGGAGCAGAGGAATTTCCAATTCATATTGGTTCATTGCAATGATCCTTAGCTTGGATAAAGCGGAACATTATCATCCTTACCATGAAACCGCAATCCGCTTTCCAGATCGGCTTCACGCTCTGGGGCGCGGGTCAACATGCCGATATCGCGCAGGTGTCGTATCGCCATGCTTGTACTATCCACAAGATCATCATGCCGGCCTTTCGGAAATTGCCCCACCTGCTTGAAAACAGCCTCAGCCCACTCCTTGTCTGGCGCATAAATCGTTCCATCTGCAAAGATATGCTCCACAGAATAGAGCCGGGCCTGTTTGTCCATAGCCCCAGGATTAATAAGTTGCACTCCAAAACCTTCTCGGGAATGCACCCGGCGGATTTCCTGCGCCACCGACAAGCCCGACGCCTTCGCCTCGATCAGTAGCTTATCCACCCGGAACTTCTTGCAATCGCGTGCGACCTTTTCCACAAGATTGTGGAACTCAAGCCTCTCTGCCCATGCATACATCAACATGACCTTGGGGGCGTGCTCATTCGCGTCCAAGCGCGCGGTCGTAATTTGGCCGTCTGGCCCCATAACCCGGGTCATGCGTGTCTCGGGTGTCTCGCTGAACACCCCCCAAATGGTCAGAGCACTCGGATCGTTGCTAGTCTTCTCGGTGTAGGCCGTATCGACAGAAGCAATGATATAATCCATCGCCGGATATTCCGGCGCCACCCATGGTTGCCACCATTCGCGCTTGATGATGCCGCCGCCAGCCGGTTCCGGGCGCGGCGCGCTTGCCGTGCAGCAGCGACTCGGTGGTCAGGCTCTCCGAGGTCTCGTGCACTTCCTCCGGCTCGGGGGCTAGTCCGGGCTCCGTTCCCCAGTCGTGCCCGTCCCATTGCCCGTCAGGATTCCCGTCGCTGGCCCCATCGCTGGCCCAGTCAGCGGAAACCCAGCCCCCGGAGGACCAGGCCCCGGCCTGGTCGGCGGGGACCCAGCCCTCCTCGGCGTACTCGTCCGCGGGACCGGGCGCGGCTGGCGGCGTCCGGACCGGTGGTGCTGGAGGGCGGTTTCGAAGGCTTGCGGGATCGTCACCATTCGATGGTGATTTGCAATCTGGCGCCGGTCAAGGGGAGCCGAGAGACTGGGAAATGACGAAACCAGAATGACGAA